AAAGCAGGTGGACTAGCATTAGGAACAGCCAAAGTATTAGGCGTATTTAAGCCACCAGCAATGGGCAATGCAAAAGACCCAGGTGTAAAAATACAATTACCACCAGCAACAGATAATAAATTGCCTGTTATGTATGGCAGGAACTTTACAGGTGCCATTATTACAGATGCTGGTATATCTAATCAAAATGACACAATGACTTATGTGTTAGTACTCAGCGAAAAAACAGATTCAGGCACATATACTATAAACGACATATACAGAGATGATACTAAATTAGTATTTGGCTCAGGTGTAAGTGGACACATAGTACAAAGTGTTATAGACAGTAACAGTACAAGTACTACAAATGTATCAGGTAAGTTAAGATGTAGAGTATATGCCGGTGGTACAGGCAGTAGTAATCAGATATTCCCTACAACAAACAAAGTAGCCGCTACAACATTATTAAGCACAATTAATGGCAGTACTAACTATTCAGGTTTAGTATATGCTGTATTTGAAATAGATTACGATCAGGAAAACAATTTAATGGGATTGGGTGCTATAACATTTGATATCACAAACAGCCTAAGTGAGCCTAGTAATGTATTATTAGATTTTGCTCAGAATGGCAGATATGGCGCCGGTATAAGCAGTGATGATTTAGATACTTCATCCTTTAATGACTTGTATGACTATTCCACAGCACAGGTGGCCTTTACTACTAGTGCTGGTATAGGTGCAACACATAACAGGTGGAGTATAGATGGTATGTTTGGTACATATGGTAATGTTAAAGATACTATAGATACTATGTGCCAGGCATGTAGCACATTCTTTACATACAATCCCAAAGTTGGTAAATTCAGTGTAGTTCCTAACAGAGCCGCTACAACATCTGAAAAAACAGCCGCATTTCAATTTAATGACAATAATATAACAGGTGCAATAACTATAAGTTCACCTGAGCTGTATAGTACAATTAATGAAATAGAAGCAGAGTTCCCATTAGTTGCTAAAAAAGACCAAACAGATGTTGTGTTTATATCTACACCTGGTAGTGACAGAAATGCAAATGAACCAGATAACAAGTTAAGCACAAGATATCCAGTAGTAAATGACTTCCCCAGAGTACATAATTTAGCAAATATTGACTTAAGACAAAGCAGAGTTAGTACAGTTATAGAATTTGATGCAGATTATAGTGCAATACAGGTAGACACAGGCGATGTAGTTAAAGTAACAAGCAGTCTGTATGGTTATACTAACAAATTGTTTAGAGTTATGCGTGTAACAGAAAAAGAAAGCACAGAAGGCATGCTAAGTGTTAACATAGTAGGACTAGAGTATGCTGATACAGTATATGATCATGCAAATGTCACAAGCGGTAGTGCTGTAAATGTAAGTGGATTTACACCATGGTGGATTAACTATGGTAACGCCAATGTAGATATTGGTAATGTTATTATTATCGATGATATCAGTAGTAATATAGCAGATATAAGAGATTATGGTAATGGTGCTATAATAGGAAATATAGATATAGCCAACATAGCAAATATATCTCACACAGGAATAACAGTTCCTAGTATAAAGTTCCCTATAACAGTACCAGATTTACCTGGCTTGGATGAATTTGAAGTAGCAATTAAAAATCAGACGGCTGAAGATGCTGGTGATACTGTAGATTTTACACCAGTACAAACAGTAAAACCACCTTTAGACATAGGTGTATTTAATCCTGGTAGTATTGTGGATATCACAGTACCTATAAAAGACTTAGGTAGTGGTACAACAGATACAGCAGATGAGCCAGAAATACAAGATTATGTGTTAAAAGTAAAAGGTAGTAGCAGTCTTACAGGAACTAGTACACAGGAGCCAGTAAGTGCACCTATACCTGTTTTGCCTAAAAATTTCGTTAATCAAACAATAACGGCACCATTTGCACCAGGTACTCAGATAGAAGACAGACCTGCAAATAATGTCACAGTAGCAAATGCACAGGTTACAGCAAATACAGATCTAGGATCACCAGATGCACAGATAACACCTGTAACAAATTATGATATCAGTAAAGTAGAGCAAGGAGATTACAGTATTGTAGCAAGTACAACACCTCTAGGTGCTATAACGCCGGCTAATCCTACATATGATGTTGCATTCAGTGTAATAGGAGACATTACATATGAAGGATTAGATTTCACTATACCCACAGCACCAGTAGTAGTAGATACTGTATCAAATGAATTTGGTATAGTAGATGGTTCAGGTGTATTCATTATAGCACAAGAGAATTTTATGACAATGACTTCTACAAATAAAATAAGTATATCTAATGCAGATGCTCAAACAAATGCAGGTGCTAATGCTAATTTAACTTATGTACCTGCTCAAGCAAATATCAGTCTGTCAGGTAATTCCAGCATGGATATAGCACCAACTGTACCTAGATCTTTTGTCAATAACAAATATGATATCTTAAGAATTACAAAAGGAGATTCCTTCTAATGAAAAGTTATATATTTTATAAAACAAGTGATGGCACTATTACTATGCAAAAACAGTATAATAATGTATCTAGTGCTGACAAAACAGTATCTCTAAATCCAGGTTTAGCATATATTGAGGGCAGAGTAAAAGATATAAATGCTTATAAAGTAGATTTAAGTGATTTAAGTATAGTGGCTAGTACGGCTAATCAATATAATCCTCCTGTAGAAGCAACATTAAGACAAAAAAGAAATTCTTTATTAAAAGCATGTGACTGGACACAAAATGCAGATAGCCCACTATCAGACAGTAAAAAAACAGAATGGCAGACATACAGACAAGCATTAAGAGACTTACCAGATACTAACTCAGCATCTGCATATAAACAAATTGTATGGCCAACTCCTCCTGCGTAAAAATTGCAGAAAAGGATAAATAGTAATACAAAATAAGGCACATGCGAATACGCATATAGCAAGTTCCATTAGGAGGCGAACATCTATGAAATACCACGATAAATCAACAACTTATAACTTCTGGAGAATATCATGAGCGGGCGGCTTCTATCCTTCAGTCAGTATCTGGGCGGCGCATCGTCAGTCAAGGTCGTAGAAATGTTCCCCGGTGATCAAAGAGCTTATACTTACAACTTTAACAATGCTGATGTTTCAGGTTATACATTCTCTGCAGATTATCAATCTATTTTATTATCAGACGTCACTTATAATACAGCATCAGGCGAACCTACGTTTCAAAATACAAACGTAAGTGGATATTTTACAAATACGGCTAATGTAAACGCAAGTACCTATATAAATAGCACTGGAGCCGCATCAGGCTTAGTAACACTAACTATACCGGCAAACAGGTATACAGGAAATGTATTACCAAATGCTAGAGCAAATGTTGTGTGTACTGTTTTATCCTTTCAGTGGGAGTCTACAGATACACCACCGCAAAAGGAAAGGCACAGATTTGCAATTTTAGAACGATTTGACCCCACAGTAGGCAAAGTACCAGCCGATCCAGCATTAGAAAGCAATTTTGTCGCATTAACATAAGGAGACTGATATGGCTAATATAACAGTTGCCGTAACAGAATCCAATGTTACAGTCGCAGAAACACCCTTACAGGTAAATGTAAATTCTACTGATAATACAATAACAGTAACTGAATCTAGTGCTACAGTAAATGTATCTAGTACTGTATCTAACATTTCAGTAGGTAATACAACATTTAACACGTTAAATGTTAATTCTAATTTATCTATAGCCAATTTAACAGTAAGAGACAATGTAGACATTGGAGCCAATCTAGATGTAACCGGTAATATTATCACAGGTATTATTTCTGCAGATCCAGGTGTAATTGCTAGAGCAAATACTACGCCAGGCATTGAAATACAAAATGTTTTTGATACTACAGCGGCATTTAGATTAAGGGATGGAGACTGGACACCAGGAATTTTTGGTAGTTCTGCAAATAACACTTATACATACGAAATACAAGGTCCAAGTGTAACCTATGGAGATGGTGTTCCTCATGTAGCCGGTGGTGCTTTAATAGGAAAAGACATGATTTTCCAAGATTTTGGACTTAAATTTACAGGTTCAGCAGGTAATTTTGGTAACATTACTGGTGCTAGAGGTTTATCAGTAAATACCATAGATAGCAATCTCGTAGTAGATAACGGCGTACACCCAGGTTATATAAGAACAACAGGTGGCATGAGAGCAGGTACTGGAATAGATATTCCTACTGATAACGAAAATGGCATAGTAATCAGAGACGGAGATAATACAGGCGAGAATCCTGTACTTGCAAGTAGTAATTTCACTTCAGCAAATGCTACTTATGGATATCTAATACAAGCATCTAATATAACTGGCACAGCAGACGGAGTAACATATCCTGCTGTGGTACACAGAGCTATAGGAAATAATTCTGGTAGTGACGG